TTAAGTTTGATGTAATACATACCAATGACCCAGAGGGAGAACAGTGCTCCTTCAGCATAGGACATAGTGTTCCAAGCGTGGACTGCACTTTCCATTATCAATCCCCCGCTAGTTCTCCTTCAATTTGTTTATCAAGTTCCACAATCAAATTTCTAATGTCAGAGATTCTTTGTGGGCAGCAAGTTGGGTCAAGTGTATAACCTTTTTGCTCAATAAACAATGCTTGCCTTAGACCAGCAGCTTGTCTTACATCAATTTCAAGTTTGATCACAGGTCTCCCTCCTTACGATTTTCAGAATAGTGAACATCAAAACTACCACCAGGATAACGTGCCTGAAGTTTTTCAACGTTCATTTCAATTACTTCATCAAAAGTAGTATCAAGTGCCATACAGGCTTGAGCAAGATACCAACAGATATCACCCAATTCCCGCTTCATATGAAAGACATTTTCTTCATTATAAGGTTTGCCTTGAAGAAACATTTTCTTTACGACTTCAGTAAATTCACCTGCTTCTGCAGTCAAACCCAGAGCAGCAGTCAGGAGTTGGGTTACATTTGCTCCATTTGCTTCCAGTTCAGATAAACGTGATGCCAGAACTGGATAGTCCAGACTTGGAGGACTGGTCACACCATGGACAAACTCAAGATATTTTTCAGTATCAACTTTTTGGTTCATAATTTTAAAATTTAAATCCTTCAAAAGATTTTTTTGGTTTCCGTTCCTCAAAATCATACTCTTCTTCCTTTCCGTTGTCAAGGATATCTTGTTGAGCAGATTGTTCACAGTCATAAAGACGCATCTTTGCTCTATCAATACCGACTACAAACCTTTTATGAATGGTCGGATCATTATACCTGTTTTTTAATTGTTTTACAAGTATTTGCCCCAGTCCTTCAAGGTCATCAGTAGAAATAAGGGCAAACATAAGATCAGCAGTAGCAGGGAGGCCAAAGGACTCACTAGTATCAGTAAGTTCAACGTCACTGCTACCATAACCAGAGCGAGTGGTCTGCGTGGCAGAAACGATAGGGACGTTTGCTTCAACAGCCAACCCTCGAAGTTCCTCAGCAATTGCTTTGATATAGCTATATGAATTGACAGTGCTGTTTCCGCGATACCTGCTGGAAGCACATATATTAAGGTAATCAATGAAAATAATATCAGGACGGAATGACTTCTTAAGTGCAAGTTCATTAAGAAGTGACTTAAAGTGTCCAGCATGAGCAGAAGCAGTAGGATACTCCTTGATAATCAAGGTGCCTTGGGTTTTCTTAGCAAGATTATTTACCTTGTTCTCAAACATTACCTTAGGGAGATCCACTATTTCCTGAATAGGAACATTAAGAAGGTTGGCATCAATTCTTTCCGCAATTCGTTCCTCTGCCATCTCAAGTGTGATATAGAGAACGTTCTTTCCTTGCAGTAAGACGGAACTAGCCACATGGCACATGAATAGAGACTTTCCGACGCCCGTACCAGCAAGAGCAATATTGAGAGTTTTGTTAGGCAAACCACCTTTTGTGATTTTGTTAAAGTATTCAAGATCGAAAGAGATTTTCTCCTCTTTTCTATGATATGTCTCGTAACGTGCTTCATAGTCCTCAAGATAATCGTGTCCGATATGAGTATCAAAGGAAACGCCAAGAGCATCTGACAAAATGCCAGGGATAGCATCTCTACCTTTCTTTTCATCCTTGCCATCAGCAAGAGCGATGGACTCCATGAGTGCCAAATAGATAGCACGGTCTCGACACCACTTTTCGGTAGTGTCTACAAGCCAACCATACTCGGTTGGAACATCTTCAAGATAACTGATTAATTTGGTAACTTCTTTGAAGGAAGTATCATTAATATCAGATCTTTTCTCTACTTCAATACAGAGAACTTCTTTTGTTGCTGGTTGATTATACTCTTGAACAAATGAAGAGATCTCCTCAAATACAATCTTCTGGTGAGGATCTTCAAAGTACTCGGACTTAATAAAAGGAACTACTTTGCGAAGATATTCCTCATTATAAAGAAGGTTGCGAAGAATAAGAATTTCAACTTTGTCCATGAGGTATGTCAAATACAAATGTGATGCGTGTCTCATCACCGATATTAACGGTGCCATGAGGTAGTTTGTTATTGAACCAAAGAAGAGTTCCTGGTTCAACGATGACAGTTTCTTTGCCGCAGAAATATTGATATCTTCCAAGTATAGAAAGATGATACCTGTTTCTGCTCAGGTAATAAGTGCCCTCATCAATATGAGCTCCTACAATCTCATTTACAGGAAGTGAAAGAAAACCGCATCGATGAATTTCTGCGTTCTTAAAATGCTTGCGTATGATCTTTCGGATCTCACTGTGATGAGCGTAGGCAGGAGTTTTGATGTTGATTTCAGAGTCTCCCACAAAGTCGTCTTTGTGTTTGACCCCACCTATTATAAGTTGAAGTGCGCTAACTGGCAAGTCAGAAAATCCCCTATCAACTAAGGATTGAGATCCTTCCAGAGTTTTCTGGTGATCCCAATCCTGTGGATATTTTTTGAGTTGTTCAATGACTTTGGAAACATTTATTCCAGTCTTGAGAACTTTAATCATGAACCGTAACTAAACTCCTCACGGGCAATCTCATCAAGTTTTTCCATCACTTCTGGAGTGAAATATACTTCGGGTTCTCTGAGAATTGCTTTAGCATAGACTTTTTTGCCGTCAATCTCATAACGTCCTGCGACGTTTTTCCAGAGACCGCCAATCTCACCGAGTTCAAGAAGACCGTAATAACGATCAAGACCACGCTCATCGTAATACAGACGTACCGTAACATCTTTGTTCTCCTTACTCAGACGCGACTTAGCAGTCTTAGCTTTGATAAGATTGCCGACCACTTCTGTTCCATCCTTCTCTTTTTTCTTTGAGAGATAGATGATTGAACTTGCTGCATACTTGAGGCCACTGCCTCCTCCCATTTCTTTTGTAGGGACATAAGCACCGATAACATCGTAGGTGTGGTTGGTAACGATCATTGGAATGTTTGCTTGACCCAACTTGAGAGTGAGCATTCTGAATGCACCCTTGACCAACTGAGATTTGGTCATGTCACGAACTTGTTTGTCGTTCAGTGCGTCAGTAATTTCTTTCTCTGTGGAAAGCATCCCCAAAGAGTCTAACACAAACATGCAAGGTTTGCGTTCTTCTAAGGGTTTCTTAAGGTATATATCTACTGCTTTAAGTGCTTTACTACGAAACTCTTCAATGGTAACAACATTAACTACAACTAACCGATTAAGGTCAATACCACGAGATTCTATGAGTGATTTATTAATAGCTGCCTCAGTATCAAAATAGAGACAATACCCATCGGGATTGGAATCAAGAAAATTCTTAACAACGGCGAGTGAGAAGAAAGTCTTTCCAGTAGAAGACTCTCCAGCAATAGCAGTAATCTTATTCCCAGATACACCACCAAATATGCTACCTGAAACCAGTGCATTAAAAATGTACGAACCTGTGTCCACATAAGTCTCAGTTTCATCAATATCAGAAGCAACTTTAGTAAAGTCGTCTCCAATTTCTTTTACAATTTCTTTTAAAAAATCCATTACAGTACAAATCCAAATTGTTCACGGGCAATCTTTTTATAAGCACCACCAGGATTCTCCTCACGGATTTCTTTGATGGTCTTTAGTTTTTGATACAGAGCAGAATCACCACCAAGAGTCAATGCATTCACAATGGTAGCAAGTTCTTTATCGTTAATAGGCAGTTCCATTAGGAGAAAAATAGTTCCAGATTTACAGTTTTTTCCACATTCCAACCAATCGCATCAAGGATTGCCTTCAGAGGTTCTACAAAACTCTTTTCAAATTGTAGGTCATAGTCGATATACTTGTCAAGATTAAGTTCAGTAGGAAAATCCTGAATGAATGAGATAATGTTTTCGTGGATAATATTTGGTTTTTTAAGATAACAAAATTTAATCTTCTCACCATTTTTAATGAGGGAATACTTATTAGTAAGTTTTTTCTCTTTAATATAGTGATTGAACAAGAGGGCACCACGAATATGAATTGGTGTTCCTTTGATGTAGATTTCAGAAGAACCTTTGTACTTAGCAACATCAGATGCAGATCGTGGAAAAGAAATCTGCTCTGGGGGCAACTTCTTAAACTCTTCACGGGACTTGTCGATGAATGAAATCACATCATCTTCAGTACCAGTCATCATGAGTTTAAGAGCATCCTTAATCATCTTCCTACAAGGTGCAGGAGTAGAAGATTTAACTGCTTCAATGCCCATCATCTTCAGTTTGGGTTCTGCATAAGCAACACCTTCACTGTTCCATACATTAAGAATATATCTCTTCTTTGCAGTCCAGATGCCACGGTCAGCAATATTCTCACGTTTCATTTGCATCTTCTGGTCATATGCCGAAACGTAGTCCGCCAGATCCTGATAGCACCCCTCAATGTACGGTTCCAGTTTGTCTTGGCAGATCTTATCAAGTAACTCCACAACCTTTGTTTTATCGTTAGACTTAGAAGCAAAAAATTTATCAACAAGAGGTCCAAGATTAAGATAAATTGAATCTGTGTCAGATGCAATAACGTAATCCTCTTCGGTTGTGGACAACAGTTTATTTAGATACTGGTTCATCTTACCCTCAATCCAACGGATAGAGACTTGACCAGAAAGCGTAATCGCTTCCGCATTGGCCAGTTTGTAGTAACGGAAATACTGATTACCGATTGCACCATAAGCAGAGTTGAGTGAAA